AAACCTGCATCAAATGTTCCTTATCAAATATTTCAACAAATAGACAGAATAGAAAGACAACTTCGTGTAGGTGGTTCATATCCTATAACAGACGATTCACAATCACCAATTAGTTTTGCTACAGGTAGAGGATTAGAAGAATTAGGTGCAAGTATGTCACTAATGATTAGAGAATATCACACAGTTATGGCAGATGCTATAGAAATGATTGATGCTAAGAGATTAGAGTGGGATGAAAAAATGTACGGTGGTAGTTCAAAAGAATTATCAGGCTACTACAGCAATCAATTCTTTTCAGAAAAGTATGACCCTAGTAGAGATATACAAGGTGCATATAAAACTAGAAGAGTTTATGGTGCTATGGCTGGATATGATGAGCCACAAAAAATTGTAACAGGGCTGCAGTTATTACAAGCAGGTATTATAGATACACAGACACTACAAGAAAACTTAGATGGGTTAGATAATTTATCTACAGTAAATAGCAGAATAACAAAAGAAAAAGCAGATAAAGTTTTATTTGACACACTATTGGCTCAAGCACAACAAGGAGACAGTAAAGCAACAATGGCTGTTGTGCAGATAAGAAAGAATCCAGATAATATGCAAAACATATTGGATAAGTTCTTTACTGCAGAAGAACCTGAGATACCAGTCGCTGAACAGGAATTGCTTGGAGGAGGTTCCCTACCACCACAGGGTCCTCCACCAGGCATAGCACAATTTTTACAAGGTATAGGTGGATAATGTCAATAAATAAAGATTTTGCAGAAATAGTACACAATTCATTAGGCGATTTAGACGAGATTGGTGACAATATTATATTTCAGGAAAGAGATGACGCAAGAATATTTCAAGACCAGATGCCACCACTAGCTTTTCCTTTCGGGTATTTAATTATTAGTTCAACATTTATGTATTACGAAGAGGACGAAGATGACAAGGATTTCTAAAAATAATTACAACGGTTCAAGTTTATCTACAGGTCGTAACTTTGTTGATAATACAAGAGGGATGATACCTGGTCTTACAAAAGGTGAGACATACGGCACAGGCGAAGAAATCAAAAGACAAGTAGAAATTACTGGTGGATTACCTGATGTTAAAGATTTACCACAACCAAAAATAGATTTATCTGCAAACATAGACAGACCAACAGAAAGACAAGAAGAAAGTATTATGACAGGTGCTCAAACTATACAGCCTGGTAATTATACAGTTTCTAACGCACAAAACTTTCCAATAGCTAGACCTGGTACAGAGTATAAAAATTCAGATATGGTATCAGCTTATGTTCAATCAGGTTTTAATGACGATATTCTGAATATATTAATTAGAACTACATAATGCTATATCCAGAATATAGCCAATCTAACAAGGCAGTAAAAAATTCTATTACAGAAAAGTATTTGTTAGATAAACAAAAAGAAAAAAAGTTTGATTCTATAACACCACAGCAAGCAGAAAATATAAAACAACTATCAGCAACGTACAGTTTTGCTCCTGCTGGTTTATTAACAACGCTTGGTAAAAATGGATTGAGTGTAGAACAAGCAGAACCTTATGTATTATCTTATGTAAATAATTTTGCTAATGATGGTAGAACAATTAGAAAAGATGCTAGAGACTATCAGTTATCTAATGCAGGTGTTTATAGTTGGATGCAAAAACTAGAGGCTGCAGGTAGAAAAGCTGCGATGGACGATAGAAATGTTTTTGAAAGAACTAAAGGTCAGTTTAAAAAATTTACACAAGTAGCAAGCACTGGTTTTGCAGCTTATCCACAATTTGTAAACAGAATGTTAAAAACCTATATGATTGCAAGAGGAGCAGCAATAGAAAAAGCAGTTGCTGAAGGTCAAGATATTTCATACATAAAAAATGGAGAACCTTATTTAGATGTTAATAAAGCATTTACTAACCCTGTTTTTATGAAAGAGTTTTATAACCAAATAAAACCTCAATACATAGGTGGGAAAGAAGACTTAACAAAAGATTTTATTCCATTTTTTGAAGGTGGACCAGCTTTTGAAAAAGCAGGACCATCTGCGTTAACAGTAGGATTTGAACAATTCGGTGATAAATTTTTTGATTTAAATGCACCAGGAGACGAATCAGGATTAGGTAACAGTTGGTTTCCTTACTTTGGTAGTGGTTCTGAAGCCTGGGATGAATCAAACAGAAGAGGACAACTTTATGCTAAATTTAAAGGTTCTGCATTCTCTCCTACTACTGCAGCTCAACCAGTAACACCTGGTGGTTTAGTAGCTGGTGAGTTTGTAGATGCAAATACAAATGCGTATAGGAACATATCAGGATTTATAGACGGTGTTATTTTCTTGAGAACAGACTTAGCTAATAAGCTGCAAGGCATATCACAAAGCACAAGACAAAGATATAAGCAGTTTGGTCTTATAGAAGAAAAAGGCAGAGATGGTGTTACAAGAATAAAAACTGCTGATAGAGAAAAAGCATTTAATTACTTTATGAAGTCGGATGATGGTAACCAGATTATAAAAGCCTGGTCAGAAAATTTAGATGACACAAATCTTATTGTTAAAAGTTTTACACCGCCTATGTCACAAGATTTAATAAGAGCAAGTAAGTTACGTACACCTAAACAGAAAGAACAAGCAGTAAGAAATGCGTTTCAAAAACACGTATTGCAAGACCCTAAAGGAAAACCTGATATGCCACAAGGTTATAAGTGGAATAAAACTGTAGAGAGCATAGGTCTTAATAAAATATTTAACAATATGTCTAATAAAGAAAAAGATACAGCAAGAAGATTGTGGGGAGACTGGACACCTAAAGATACATTTGTATGGTCAAATCAAGAACAGGTAATAGAAAACACAAGAAGATTTATTATAAATGCAAGAATACCCGCAGAAAAAGGTAACAGGTTACTAGCTAGTTTTGTTAATGCTACATTGCAAAATACAAATCCTGGTATAGGTTATACAACACAAAAACTAGTATTTAACAAAATATTAGATGCAGCAGGTGAGGCTATGACTGAGGCTAAAGAAAGACCAGATGTAATAGAATCATTTCTAAATATATCAAAAGGTAACTTAAAAGGTTTTAGCACAGAGGACGTTAGTAGTTATTGGAGAAGCGATATATTAAGCTGGCACGGAGTAAGAGCATCTGCAGATAAAGTAATAAGAGGTATAGAAGGAAAATTCCCAGGTCAAAGAAATAAACTAGATGATGTTGGTAATCAAATAGTTATTGATGGAGTACCCCAAAAAGTAGCAACTCCACATTTACCACAACAACTTATGTCAGAATCTATAACAATTCCTAATATGAGAAAAATTAGAAACAGTACGGGAAGAGTATCTAAGGGAATCAGGAATATGGAACTCGCTTTTGGTAGAAAACTATCGCAAGGTATTGACAAGTATTTTGATAAAGACCTTGTTGAAACAGGATGGTTTGAAAAAAGTAGGCTTGTTGATTCTCCTAGACAAGCAACTCGTTCAATAATAAATTTATTATGGGGTGTGCAAAAAGGTATATGGACACCGTTACAGTTAATTACTAGAATTGCATTCCCTGTAAGAATAACTAGTGATGGTCAGGCTAAATTAGCAGCAGACGGTTATCCATCATTAGCAAATAATCTAGGTGAATTTTTTGGTTTATTGTTAGGAAAAAACAACAAAACATTAGCAGGTGAAGTTGTTACTAAAACAGAAGAATTTGGTAGAGTTTCACGTGATAATACAAGATTGTATTTTGGTGACAATGTAATAGAAAATCTTAAAAAGGGGTATGTTGATTACACGATTGAAGATGCTTTTAGGAATCCTAAATTAAAAAAACAATATATAACAGCAGTTATGGAAGAAATAAAATTATTAAGTGTTGGGAAAATGACACAAGAAATAGCAGATAGTTTACTTAAAAATGTAGATGAAGCTGCCTTTACAAAAAGAATGTTTAGAGGAGATTTAGACAACATCAGGTTAGATTACAATAGAAATTTATTAGATGACAATATGACACCTAGCAACGCATTGTCTACATATGAAGAAACATTAGCTTATGTGCAAACTCAGTATCAGAGAATGAAAGAAGTAACAAGTGACCCAGCTATATTAAAGTTTATTGCTAGTGGTTCTGATTCAATATCAATAGTAAATAAAAAAGGAGAAACAGAACTATTAAAAATAATAGACGTACCACAAGGAAGTACAGTTGGTGAAATGTTACAAACTGTAAAGAGAAAATCTATAGATGATAAAAAGTTTTATAAATACATAGAGGATTTGTTTGATGATATATCACCACAGATAAGAGAAGAGATTGCAAAGCCTGGTGGTAATCCTGTGTTTATGGGATTTCCTTTAGTACAGCAAGGAAGACCATCTATACGTTTGTCTGACGTAAAAGAAGTTAAAGAACAAACAAGAAGAATATTAGATGCTGCTACTACAGCGTTGTTTGAATTTCCTGCAGGTATAGAAAGATTTTTTAACAGAAGTCCTTTGTATAGAACTATTAGAGGCAAAGCATACGGTGATGCTTATTATCTTATGGATGACGCAACTAAAAAAGAATTTGAAAAAGCTATAAATAAATTACCTAAAATGTTTACAACAAAAATAAAAAATGACAAATTTATAAAAGGTATGGAAAAGTTTTTTGATTTAGATGCTTTAAATAAATCTACAAGAAATATTATTGATGAGGCAATACAAGAATCTAAAGGTAAAAAACCACCAGAAGGTGCAAGTTTATTTACAAGTTTAGAAGAAGTAGAACAATTTGTAGATGCAAGAGCATTGTTTATACACAACAACTTATTATTTAATTTATCAGAACGTGGATATTTTGCAGATGTAACAAGACTTATGTATCCATTTATGGGTGCTTATGTAGAACAAGCTACAACTTGGACAGGAGTATTATCAAGGAATCCATTCTCTATAAGAAAAGCAGGTTTAGTTGTAAATGGAGCACAACAGGCTGGTTTTGTAAATGAAGGACCAAACGGTGAAAAATACTTTGTTTATCCTTGGGTAGGACCAGCAGTAGAAAATAATTATTTTTATGACCAAAGTCAAAAAATAAAAATAAACGCTATGGCACCTTTACAAGCTGTCAATATGATAACATCAGACACCGGTCCAGGTGCAGGACCATACTTACAAATACCTGCTGGATTATTTATACCTGATAAACCTGAATTTGATTTGATACAAAAACATTTTAATCCTTTTGGTGTAAAGGTAACAGATGCAGAAACTTTGAAAAAATTTGGCTCTACGTATTTACTTCCGTCCTATATGGTCAAGGCTATAACAGCTTGGTCAGAAGGAAAAGGTATATTTGCAGACGAATATTTATGGAACACACACGTAGTGCAAACAGCAAAAGCAATAGCTGTTACTGGTTTTTACATAGATGATGCAGGACAAATAGTTAATGTAACAAATGAATCAGGTGCTTTAGACCAAGATAAATTACTTGAGGGTGCAAGAATAGTAGGAACAAATACCTTACTGGTTAGAGCATTTGACCAATTTTATTTACCTGCAGGTTATACATACGATTACAGATTAAGAACCGATGCAGAAAGAATAAATGATTACAACGAAATATTTGGTAAAGATGTAGAACTAGGTATAGATGGAGAAGGTTATTTAAGATTTACTGCTGTTATGTCTGCTTATAACAATTTAAAAACAGTGTTTGATGGAGATGATGAAGCAGCAATATTAGCTTTGACACAGATACTTGGACCTAACTGGCTAGAAGGTGGTCAAGGTATAGAACCATTAACTTATTTGACAAGAGGTTCTAGTTATAACGAAGCAGGTATAAGAAGCACAACAGAAGATGGCTTTGACTGGGAACGAAATAATGCAAACTTAGAAGAATATATACCAGACATATTTGGTTTGTTTGCTCCTGCTCCTATGCCTGGTGCAGATTACTTTTATGAAGCTAGGTTTAATCAATTAAGAAAAGGCAACATTGTAAAACTTACAGATGAAGAGTGGATAGAAGAGACAGCAAAAATAGCTGGTAGCCGTATGTGGTCTTATCAAACTTTAATGGAAGAAAGAGAAAAAGGAAGACCGTTGACTCTTGCGGAAAACGGAAAAATATTTGCTATGGTAGATACAATGTTTCCTAACTGGTATGTAAAATCTATAACACTATCACAGGATGTGACAAGATTAAATCAATTAGAACAAGCAGTAGGTATTGATGTAAGAGGTAAAGATAAATTACCAGAAGATATATTAAAACAAATACAACAAAGTCCATTATATAAACCACTAAAAGAATATATGGATTTGAGAGAAGCTACACTTGTAGAAATAGGTAAAATTAAAGGAACAGAAAACAAATATGGTCGATATAGTCAACATTATTATTTAAAAACTACAATGTTGACACAGCCATATAGAAGAAACTTACAAATAGCTGGTGAAAGATTATCATATGAGAGTGCAGAGTTTGCAGTATTTTGGAACTTAATAGGCTCTAAAGAGCTAAATCAAGAGTATTATGAAGATAGAGAAGGCAATATAATATCTGTCTTAGAAGAATTGGAAGATTAAATGATTACAGTATATGGACCAAACGGTGAAACAAAAAAAATAAATGCTAGGTCAGTAATTGAATGGCTTGGAAATAATCCTGGTTGGTCATTAGATAATCCAAGAACGGGTGCAGGAATAGATGAATCAAAAGAATCTATTAAAATTATTAATCAAGCTATGGCAGGAGAACGAGGTATTGTTGGAGAAAAATCACCAGAGGAAATATCTGAAGATTTATATATGCAAGCAGAAAATGGTATTTACTATTCTGGAATACCAAGTGTATTACCAAATCCTAATTGGGAAGAAGGTATGCCAATAGACGAAAAGTATGCACCAGTACAGAACGTTTTTCCTGGTATAAAATTAATACCTAGTTATGAAGGTGATTTATATTTATCAGGTCCTAACTTTAATGCAGTCAATATTGCTAATATGCAAGAACTATTAGAAGATGCACAGTATTTAACTGGTAGTTACAACCCAGGAGTAAATGATGCTGCTACTAAACAAGCTGTTAGGGCTTGGTTTGGTGATGTAAATGGTGCAAGACTAAATTCCTATGCAAATGGTGGCAATATAAATATAGACCCTATGGAGTTCTTAGGTAATCAGATAAACAATAGATTTGAAAGTGAACTACAACAAATAAAAGATTACACACAAGAAGTTATGCAAACTGTAGATAGAGGCAAAATGCTTAGAGATGGTGTACAAAAACTTGTAGGTAATAGAAGAGACTACACCAATGCAGAACTAGATGCTTTTAGAAGTAGTATGAATGACCTTATAGACCAAGAAATAAAAAGAAATGAAGACATAGCTGTCTTTAAATTAAAACAAGAATTTGGTAAATTACCTGACCCACAAGCAGTTGCAGGTCTAGGTTTAGAGGGAGCAGAAGGAGCTGCCTTTATGTCACAAGCAGAAACATTAGCAACACAACCAGAGGTTTTTAGTGCATCAGAAGCATTTATAGAAAAGTATGGACCAGAATATAAATCTTTTAGAGAATACCCAGAAAGGCAACAAAGAGCACAGTTAAACTTTAACAATGTCAATAGGTCTATTCTTGGTACTTCTATGAGGATTGGTTAATGGAGGCTCAGACCTACACTATAGAAGATGTTATAGCTGCATTAAACGATGTAGGTTATGTTGATGAGAATGTAATTAATTACATAGTTCCTATAATTGCTTATGAATCACGTGTCAATGGTATGCCATTTACTCAAGATGCAAAAGACCCTACATCAGATTCTTGGGGTATATATCAAACAAACATAAACACAGAAATGGCTGCAATATACAAAGTTATGGTAGATGAAGGTGTTGAGTTACCAGGTATGACAAAGTTACAAAAGAAACAATTAGAAACAAATATAGTTGCTGAAGATGAAAAGGATGTAAGAAAGTTTACTGCTAAACAAAAAAAAGTAGTTAGAGAGTTTTTAAAAGAAGCAGATTTACCAACACAAACAAAAATATTTAAAGAGATGTATGAGATAAAGTCTGGGGAGATAAATTCTGATAAAACAGAAGATGTTATGGAATCATTGTACTTTAATACAACTAGAAAATTTTATACAGATAAACAGCCAGAAGCAGTCAAATTTAAGGCTAAGATGGATAAAGAGGTAAAATTATATACTAAGAGAAAAATGGAAGATGATTACATTATGGAAAAAGAAAAAGTAAACCAAGAAGAAATAGATAAATTTAAAAGAATGGCTGCTGCTCAATCATCAGGAGCACCTAATCCAAATGTAAGAACACCAAGAGAAATGGAATTTGCAGATAAGTATAGAACACCACTAGACCCAGCCTTAAATAGTTCATTGATAAATGTTTATTCAACATTGTCAAAGGCAAAGAAAAAAGCTATTGATTCAGGATTACAGGTACTGTAGTGGTAAAAGTATATAGAAAAGATTTAGGTTTTGGTCAAGGTACAGATGGTCAAAACTATTATGAGGTATCAGAAGAAAGAGCAAAAGAGTTAGCTTTAGTTGGTTACACAACAAATCCAATAGAAGCAAATGTAGGTAGAGCAGACCCTGGAGGTTCTATATACACAGGTGTAGATACAGCAGATATGTATGTAGCAGAAGAAGTTACAACTACACAAGACACTACAGCACAAACACCAGAACAAGCACCTGACACAGAAGTTGTAGATATAGACCTTATGGCTATACCAAAGGGTGCAGAGTTTTGGAACTATGAAGGAAACATAGCTATTGTGTACAGGATACCAGGAGACCCAAACGCTACACCGCTAAGATACACCTCAAGTCAAGAAGATTTAGTAGCAATCTTTGGTCCTATAGAAGCAGAGAATATAACATTTACAGAACCATCTAAAGATGATTGGGATAGAAGTTTAGTATTTGGTAACTCTGTAGAGTTGTATGACCCATCAATTATAGACCCAACTAGAAATCCTTGGGAGTCCTTTGTTGGTGCAGTAGAAAAACAAGCAGCAGTTAGACCTTGGTTAAAGTCTGAAGAAATGTTGTATCTTTTAGCAGAAGCAACGCTGGAAGGTAGAACAGTAACTGATGCAGAATGGGAATCTACTGAATGGTGGAGAACACATACACAAGCAGAAAGAGAATGGTTATTACTAGCACAACAAGTTAATCCTGACACAGGCGAAGTAATGACAAAAGATGCTTTAGAAAAAGTTTATGATGACAGAATAAAAATTAAAAACGCTATGGTTTCTGCAGGTATATTTAATTTATCTGATGACTTAGTTAATTGGGTAGCAGAGAAGTTTACAACAGGACAATGGTCAGGTACTTACACTGATGAGCAAATAAAACTATTAGCTGACCCACAACTTCCTGGTGATATAGACACAGGTATGCAAACATTTATAGACCAAGGTGGAGTTACATTTGATACAACTAGAGCTGGAGAACAACAAGTAAAAGATTTAGTTGCACAATGGTGGGGACCAGTATTTGGTGCAAATGTAAAAGATAGTCAGATAGAACAATGGGCAGGTATGTTACGTAATGACCCTAATGGTGAGATAAAACTTATAGATAAATTAAAAGCATCAAGAAAAAGTTTGTTTCCTGAGTATGACGAAGATTTAACTTATGAAGAGATAGCGTCACCTTGGAGAGGATTTGTACAAAATGCTTGGGGTCAGAATGTTGATGACGCATCCGATGTAGTACAAGAAGTTATAAAACTAAATGATACAGTTAAAGCAGGACAATATTTATTTAAAAAAGGTTTAGAAGATAATGTAGCTAAACCTACACAAGAAGCACTAAAAGCTATGTCACAAGCATTTGGTCAAGGACAAAGAGGTAGAGCATAATGGAAGAGTTTTTACAATTAGCTAAAAGTTTATTTCCTTACTTACCTGATGAAGTAATTAATAAATACGTAGATTATTACGCAGAGTCAGATAAGAATATAGACGTAGCATTAGGTAAATTAAGACAAGACCCTATCTATGACGATTACTTTCCTGGTAACAAGAGAGCTGATAGAACAGTAAGATATAACGAAGCAGAATATCTTGCAGTAAAAGAAAGTTATAAATTATCTTTAGAAGATTTTGGATTAAACCCAGAATTATTTGATGATACTTTTAGCAATCTTATTGCTGGTGATGTATCTCCATCAGAGTTTAGAACAAGAATTGGTGTAACATTTGAAGGTATTAAATCTAACATTCCACAGGTAAAAGAGTTTTATAGTGCAAACTATGGGATAGATTTAACAGATGAAGCTATATTTGCTTCTGCTATAAAACCAGAGTTAGGTGAACAAATACTTAACAAACAAATAGCAGTATCACAAATAGGTGGAGAAGCTAGAAGAGCTGGTTTTGGAGATACTATATCATTAGAAAGAGCACAAGAGTTACAAGCAGCAGGTATTACACAAGCACAAGCTAGACAGTTATTTCAAGAAGCACAACTAGAAGTTCCTAGAATACAAGAACTACAAGCTAGAGGCGGTAGAGAAGTAGAAGATATGTTTGGTGTTGAAGAGTTTACAGAGGCTGCAGTATTTAGAAGCCCTGAAGAGTTAGAAGAAGTAAGAGTTTTAGAAGCAGAAGAAGCAAGTAGATTTACACCAATGACAGGACCTGCAAGAAGAGGACGTAGGGTACAAGGTCTAGTACAAGAATAGACTTGACATACTATATCTAGTGGTATAATAAAGTATAGCCTGGTAGCCTCGGCATAAAATAGACGCTACATTTCCGGTTTATATCTGGCGTGTAAACTGCGTAATACAATTCGCCTGTATCTGAATAGCCCAGAAGTGGCTGACAATTCTAGTTATTCTTTATTTTACTTTGTCGCCTATCGCATTATATTCCCAAGGATAATGCAGTTAGTAGAAACTTGGAGTAGGAGAAAAAATGGAAAACGAGATGAACGAAACAGTAGAAGAAACACAAGAGGATAATAACGCTATCAAGCAAATGCGTGAACGCATCAAAGAGCTTGAAGCTGTTGAGAAAGAGTACAAGACTGTTCAAGCAGATAATGCTATTAAAGAAGCAGGATTTGACCCTTCCTCTGGACAGGGCAAAGCGTTGAAAGACTTATATAAAGGTGAGTTAACCTCTGATGCTATACAGCAGTTTGCTCAGGAACAATATGGATGGACCTCAGAAAGTCCTACCACACCTGACCCACAAGCTGCTCAAAAGTCAAGAGTAGTAACTAGCCAGGAAAGTTTAGATACTGTAATTGAAGCATCTGTTCCTGTTGAACCAGTAGGCATAGATGACCAGATAGCACAAGCACAAGCTGATGGAGACTGGTCTACCAGTTCAAATCTCAAAGCAGACAAATTAAGACAACTATTAGACAAGAAATAAAAGGAGAAAAAAATGGGTGCAATTTCAGGAATGGGAGATACCTATGACTTACCTAATTTCGTAGGCGAGTTATTTAATATCACACCTTCAGATACACCTTTACTTTCTATGATGGGTGGAATGACTGGAGGAGTCTCCACGAAGTCCAAACAATTTACTTGGCAAACAGTTGACAATGCAACAGCTGCTCAAACAGTTGCTGTTGAGGGTGCAGACCCAACTTATGCTGCTAGAACCAGAAGTCAAGTAGTAAACGTTACACAAATTATGCAATATGGTGTTAATGTTTCTTACACAAAACAAGCTGCAACTGGCAACATAAGCGGAGAATCAATACTTGGAAATCAACCAGTTCAAGACGAACTTGCTTTCCAACTAGACCTAGCTATGAAAAGAGCTGCTAGAGATATTGAATTCTCATTCTTCCAAGGCACATATCAAGCTGATACAGATGTATCTACTGCAAGAAAGACCAGAGGTCTTGGTGCAGCGATTACAACTAACAAGATAAATGCTGGAGGAGATGCACTTACACAAGCTGATGTTGATGCTTGTCTTAAAAGTATGGCAGATAACGGAGCTCCATTTGAGCAACCAGTTATCTTCGCTAACGCTTTTAACAAGCAAAAACTATCATCATTGTTCTCATCTGCATTGGCACTAGCCCCAAGAGATAGAAACGTTGGTGGTGTAAACATTACAACAATAGAAACTGATTTCGGTGAAATCGGAATACAATACGCAAGACATATACCTGCTTCACAAATATTAATTGTGGATATGGCATATTGTGCTCCTGTATTCTTAGATATCCCTGGAAAAGGACACTTCTTTGTTGAACCATTGGCACAATCTGGTGCTGCATATAAATTCCAACTCTACGGAGAAGTGGGATTAAACTATGGACCAGAACAGTTCCACGGTAACATTCACAGTACATCTACTTCCTAATTAGGAAATAGGTAGTATATTTATTAGAGGGAGATAAATACTTCTCCCTCTAGTAACATAGGAATATATGGCAGCAGTAAGCACACTTGTAGATAGAATATATAGAGATTTTTTAAATAAACCAGATGATTTATCTGCGTTTTCTCGTTTAGATGGAGCAATAGATAACACAACAACCACAATTATTTATGAAGATGGTTTATTAAGCTCAGAAGAAGAAAACTTATTAGATGGTGGAGCAATAATAGAAATCAATCAAGAGATGATGTTAGTTACAAACATTGTTTCATCTACCAGAACACTAACTGTTTCAAGAGCTTACTCCGGAACAACTGCAGATTCTCACGGAGATAAAACAAATATATTTATAAATCCAACGTTTCCTCGTAAATCAGTATTTGATGCTGTATCAGATAACATATCAAGGTTATATCCTAGTTTATACAATGTAACTACAACTAATGTTGTAGCTAATACAACATATCAAGAAGTACCTGCAAGCACTGTAGAGATATTAACTTCATATGTACAAAATGCTAGTGGCGAACAATACACTTCTGCTGGTATAGAATTACTTAGAGACTTTCCGCCATCAAGTACAAATACAGCAGTGCAGTTTTACAATACAACAAATGGTAAGACAGTACATTTAGTTGTTAAGAGAAAGTTTGTAAGACCAACAGATGAAACATCTGATTTAGAGACTGTATGTTTAGTTGCTCCTGAGTATGAACAAATAGTAATGGTAGGTGCCGTAGCAGACATTATAGGTGCTACAGATGTAGATGCTTCAACACAAGAGTTTATTACAGAAAAACTAGCAGCTGAAAGTTATCCAGTAGGTTCAGGAGAAAGACTTAGAAACGCACTACTTAGACTTAGGTCATTGTTGATAGACGAAGCAAGAGGGAACTTGCGTTCTTTATATCCTGCACCTGTATCAATAATGAACATAAACTATAGTGCATAATGGCTGTATTACCTTCATCAGCTAACACATCTAACCCACAAGCATTAGGGTACGAAGCAAACCTAGATGATTTATTTCTAAGATTTGCTGTAGGTCCTGGTAGGCAGATGAATATAAATACTGCTCCACTACAGGCACAA